GACACCAGATCCATAGTGTTGTCTACTTGGTGCTCCATTGTTCTGAAATTGGACAGCTTGATTGGTTACATTTCCTGTCGCTGCAGCTACTGGATTAGACACATTTGTAGTTTCTGGATCTGATGCTTTTGCTGGTGCTATTGAGAGAAGACTGATAAGGAGACAGTAGTAGATTCCTGTTCGATAGTTCGATCTATCTCTGTCTTTTCTATTATCTGACTTGCTGCTCTCGACACTACTTCTAAGGAGAAGTCGCTTCCAGCTGTATGTATTGTAAAGATTGAATCTTCGTCTACCAAGCCTCCTGAGCTTGCTGAGGTATGAGTTATATTGTCTCCAGACCATTTGTTTAAAGCTGCACCATATGTTGTGGTGACTATTTCTTCTGTTATGTCTGTCGTCGTAGTTGTTGTACTGTTCATCGAACCCTGGGTGAAGTTGGGTTGAACTACATCTGCTCTTACTACCGTGGGGGATGCCAGTAGGAAGAGAAAAAGCCATTTGCTCATTCTTCCTTTTTTTTACTCATTGGACAGTTAACGGGTGTGGCATTATTACTGTTATTTTTATTACCAGTAGTCAAGCCAAAAGTTGCGAGAGCTCCCGTAAAGACCGACGCAACGAACGTGATATCTGAGTTCCCAGCTTTTTTAATCATTGGTAACTCCACGTAATTCATAGTGATTATGAACCCAGACCAAACGACAACTCCAAGTCGAACGAATGTTCCAAGTACTTCTATTTGATGTTCTTTATCCTCTACAGCATCTTTCAGCTTTCCAAGGACTCCTTTTTTTTCTGGCGGTTTTCCTTCCATTTATCAACTTTTTTCTGTAGGAACTTCTGTATTTGCTTTTTGATTTTGTCAAATAAAGGAGTAGCAAGGGTGGTAGTAGCTACAGCTGCTACAGCTGCATAAGTAGCCGTTGCGACTACTTCAGCTGAGGGTAAGGGTAGATCTATCTTTACAACAGGTACTCGAAGAGTTGGTTGTTCAGTAGTTGCAGTTTCTGCATCTTCTGTTTCCTCTGGTACTTCCTCCATTTCCACTCCAGCTGGAGCTTCCAAATTTTGAGGAGGTATAACAATAGGAGGAAATACAGGCATCTCTGCTGTTGGTTGCTTTAGAGGGATGCTAGGCATATCTAAAGCCTTGGGTAGTTTAGGGGCTTTCACCTAGCTCCAAGGTTTACCTATACCTGTTGTTGGAGTCTTCTGTTCGTTAACGCCTTTTTCTACAGCAGCTTCAATAGCAGCTACAGTACCAGCTTTATCAGCATCTAGCTTTGCTTTAACCCAAGCTAATACTGCTGCTTCAGTAAGATCAGCATAAGGAACAAGAGTATCAGGTTTAGGTAGATCAACCTCACCTGTAGCTCTAAATTTATAAGTACCATCTTCACCGTTAACACGGTAGATAACTTTATTTACATAACCATCAGCTAATTCACGCTGCATGGTGTTTACTTGCCAAGTTTTTGTTGCCATTGTTTTTTTTTTTAATAGTTTATTTGTATACTTATTGGTAATAAGTTAGAACGAGACTTCCAGAGCTAGATCCATATGGATTATGACGAAGTATATATCCCCTTGTATAAGAATATCCTGTTCCAGGCGTGACACTTACAGTTTGATTAACAGTTCCAGCCGATCCTCCTACAGGAGCTCCTGTTGCTGTATACCCAAACATAGTTGATGATTGTCCTGCTACACCTGGGAATTGTCGTTGTATCCCTGATCTATACATGAAGCACCATTTACCATTTATGTTCATAGTTGCATTTCCAGAAGGAGCTGCCGCTGCGTATCTAACTGTATGACAGGTGGAATTGTAATAATTCATAGTTTCTCTTACGTTTACAGTATCTCCATTATCAAGAGTGTAAGAGTGGTTTGTAGGACCACATAAAGTTCTCTGTGCAGTAGCACCAAATGAACCACTATATGCACTCCACCAACTTGATATTGCGGCATTGCAACTGGTTTGTGAAGGTGATGTTGAGCTAGTCCAGTTGAAACTAATTTGAGTGTTTTGATTAGCCCATTGCTCTGGGAGAGATCCGCTTCCACTCATTACCAGTTGTACGGAAGTTACTCCAGCTGGTGCAGTCCATGTACCTGAGCCACTTAAGCTTTCAGTTACCTCTGTAAGACCACCACCGCCGCCAAGCAGCATTTGTTGAATAGGCATTAGCTTAACCCTGCACCTGAGATGTAAGCATTTTGCGTATTTGGGAAATAAATGGTTGCCATACCCTTACCAGCTAGAGTCCTATTTCCAGTAGTTGCATCAGCTGAGTTATTAAGAACCATGTTTGCCGCTTGAGTAATAGTTATATCCGAACTAGTAGTATTAATGATGGTGACAGTCGTTCCAGCCGCTACTGTGTTGTATGGAACAGTTATTCCCGCTTGAGTATAAAGAACAGTACCAGAATCAGCGGAAACTATTGTATAAGCACTTGACTTATCGGATTTAGGTATAGAACGCAGGTCGCCTTTGCTGTCTGATACCGTTCCAGTTACCGTAACGCCCGAAGCTGTTGTCTCAAACTTTTTAACGTTGTCGTAATTGATTTCTACGGCTCCACCAGGATTAGCAAAAAGATAGTTTTCCGTTGATCCACTAGTACTGCATCTTAAAAGGAATTGACCATTCGCTTGAAAGTAAGTATTGCCATGAGTATTATTAATTTCAAAATGAGATGATTGATGTTTGATATTGATATCACTGTCATCCCCAAGAATCAACCTCTTACCATCTTTTAAGTAAATATCACCAACAAACGTGGCATTTTGTGAGCCATCAATAGTTAAAGCAAGATTATTACCCGTTGAAATAGCTAAACTATTATCTGCTGGTCTGTAAATTGCGGCTGCTGTTTGTGGAACAGAACCTAACGATCCAGAGAAATCAATATAAGTACTATTCATGTTTAAATTAGTACCGCTTATTTGAACACCACCACTCGTCGTCTCAAACTTCTTACTGCTATCGTAATATAATTCTACGGCACCGTTATCATCAAACCTAGCCATAGTCTCAGCCAAATTGGTTCCACCAATAATTTGTATGGGTTGACCATCAGCAGAAGCTATATTTAAACCACCAGTACTGTTCGTTATATATGAATTACTTCCATTGTGGTAGATATTTAAATCTGCACCATTTCCGCAAGCAAACTTAGGATTACCATTAGCTCCATCACCATCCATAACGAAGTGAGAGCCAACGGTTTGAACACCATTTGCTAAAGTATCAAGCTTCTTAACGCCGTCGTAATAGAGTTCTACGGCTCCGTCTGCAATAAAGGAAGCCATATCTTCTGATGTTCCTTTTTGGATACTGACAGCATTATTACTTTGTAGTTTTAA